CCCTTAGCCGAACCTGTATCGCCCGAAGCATATCAAGCTATCGCCCGTAAACTTGCCGATACCGTGGGTATAGATAATTTCGACTCGACGACATACGACGTACACCGCCTTATGTACTTCCCGTCAGCGGCCGTAGACGGCGACTATGAATACTACACGAACGACGCCCCCATCCTTGACGGTAAAGATATACTAGCCCAGTACAAGGACTGGAAGGACACATCACAGTGGCCGACGGGTAAAGCCGAAACGCTTGCCGTTAAACACGCCGCCGCCGTTCAAGGCGACCCGTTAGAAAAGCCCGGCTACATAGGCGCTTTCAACCGTATCTATTTTCCGATACAAAAGGCCATAGCCGCTTTCTTAAAGGACGAGTACAGCCCGTGTGATAACGGACGATATACCTACCTTTTAGGCACAACAGCAGGCGGCCTTGTCATTTACTCCGATAGGTTTGCCTACAGTCATCACAGCACCGACCCTTCTTGCGGTATGCTTTGCAGTGCCTATGACCTTGTACGGGTACACCTTTTCGGTAAACTCGACGAAGACGCAAGAAGTAACACCAGCGTCGAAAAGTTGCCGTCAAGCGTAAAAATGAAAGAGTTTGTGCAGGGGCTTAATGCCGTTGAGAAAGAATATGTACGTACCGTGAACGCCGACCTGTTCGACGAGGAAGCGGACGAAGCCGCAAGTGAAGAGCTTGAAGAGTGGCTATCAAAACTTGAGTACACTAAAGATAAAGATCCTAGAATCAAGCCTTCCGCTAAGAACGTATTGCTTATTATGGCAAACGATAGAAACCTTAAAGACACATTCGGACTTAACACCTTCTCACAGCAGATAGATATACTGAAAGACCTTCCGTGGCGTGAAAGGTGTGAGGGCGAACAGTGGCAAGACTCCGACGACTCACAACTTAGAAATTATTTCGACGTGACGTATAAGTTGCAAGCACGGGCAGTTATTGAGGACGCCTTCATAGAGACAGCAAACAAGCACCGTTTTCACCCCGTAAGAGATTATCTGAACAGCCTTAAGTGGGACGGGGTACACCGGGCAGAGACACTGTTTATAGACTTTTTAAACGCCGTTGATACGAACTTTACACGAGAAGCAACTATTAACTTCTTAAAGGCGGCCGTTGCCCGTGTGTTCCGTGCCGGTTGTAAATTCGATAACTGTATCACCTTTAGCGGCGCCCAAGGGATAGGAAAAACAACTTTGCTGGGCAATCTGGGAAAAAAATGGTACAACGAATCCATTACAAGTTTTAGCGGAAAAGACCCGTTAGAACAACTGCAAGGTAGCTGGATTGTCGAACTGGGCGAAATGCAGGCCACAAAAAAAGCCGAAAATGATCAGATAAAAGCCTTCCTTAGTAGAAGGATTGATAAGTTTAGAGTGTCTTTCGGAAGAAGAGTTCAAGAGTTCCCTAGACAATGCGTTTTCGCCGCCACTACAAACGACCTTATCTTCTTAAAGGACAGAACAGGCGGTCGTAGGTTTTGGCCTATCATTGTAGCCTATGGCGCAAAAAAAGACCCGTCTCTTGACCTTACGGAAGACTATGTTAATAGCGTGTGGGCAGAAGCCGTCTACTTGTATCGCAAGAATCCGTCCCTTCTACTATCGAAAGCCGCCCTAGCCGAAGTAGAAGAGCTGCAGGACTCTTTCACGGAAGGGTTAGAAAAAGTAGGACTTATCGAAGACTACCTAGACAAGAAACTACCCGACAACTGGAAGGATATGGAACTCTTTGAACGAAGGGCGTACCTTGACGGCTACAGCGAGGAAGACGAAAAAGCCGGAACTACTCGAACTTGCGTTTGTACTCTTGAAATATGGTGTGAGGTGTTCGGCGGAGAACGTGGAAAAGCTAATCAGTACGAACTAAGAGAAATCTCAGCTATCATGCAACGCATGAAAAACTGGGACGGTATCAATCGGGCGTCCGGCAATCCGTATACAGCAAGAGTTGGAAAATTATACGGGAAACAGCGTGTGTTTATGCGTACTGAAAACAGCGATTAGTGGTATCGGAAATAGTGAAGTGGAACGGGCTTAGGGTAAAAACACTCGAACAAATGTTTGGTGAAAACTATCGACACAATTCTAGTTTTCTCAATAATCTCAATTTAAATGAGAAAATAGAAAATGTTCGTTACCGTTACCACTTCCGTTACCACTTTCGTTACCACCTAAAATGGCTTAACCACGTCTTTTATATATATATGGTAACAATGGTAACAATAATTTATTAATTAGTATATAGAAATATAGGTTTGTATAGATTTATGTATAAACGTATATATCTATATACTATATAGGAAGTGGGTGTTTTAGGACACCGGGTTACCACCCCCTATTTTTAGAAGGGAGAAACGGATTGAATATTCAAAAAACGATTTGCGAACGGCAAGTCGAAACGTATTTAAAAAAACGAATCGAATCGGAAGGCGGACTTACGTTTAAATTTGTGAGTCCGTCTAATGCAGGCGTGCCCGATCGAATCGTGTTGAAAAACGGAAAGGCCTTCTTTGTCGAATTGAAACGCCCGAACGGAAAGCTTAGGCCTTTACAACAGCACATAGCCCGTAAATTATATCAACAAGGATTTAGTGTGTATGTCATCGACACGAAGGAAGGGGTTGATGAATTTGTACGAAGGGAGTTAATACTTGATGAGATTTAAGCCTTATCCGTATCAAAAGGAAGCGGCACGGCGAATAGTCGAATACACGCATTATGGATTGTTCCTTGATATGGGCTTAGGAAAAACAGCGTCTACCTTATACGCCCTTGACGAGCTTATGTTTAATCGGTTTGAGGTGCAAAAAGTGCTTATCGTAGCACCGCCTAAAGTGGCCGAATCGACGTGGCAAGATGATATTTCAAAATTTTCCGATTTTAAAGACTTTAAGGTGCACACCCTTACTGGAACGCCTAAACAGCGAGAAAAGCTGTTAGAGGAAGAATCGGGGCTATTTATCATAGGGGATACGCTAGTATCGTGGCTTTGTCGTAAGTACAACTACAGCTTGCCCTTTGATATGTTGATCATTGATGAATCCAGTCGCTTTAAAAGTCCGCAAACGCAAAAATTCAAAGCGTTGCGAAAAGCCAGAAGTTCGTTTTCCCGGATTGTTATTCTGACCGGCACGCCGTCGCCGAACTCACTAGAGGAGCTATGGCCGCAACTATATTTACTAGATGGGGGTGAAAGATTAGGCAAAACCTTAACGCAGTACCGAAACGCTTACTTTAAGCCGAACAGGACAAACGGACATGTCGTTTTTGACTACCGCATTCAAAGCGAGGAAGCCCGTCAAACGATATACCGTAAAATCGACACCATCTGCATGAGTCTTGAAGCGAAAGATTATCTGACTATGCCCGACCGAATAGATAACGTTATTGCCCTTGAAATGCCGCAAGACGTTAAAAAGCGATATGCCGAATTGAAAAGGGATATGGTACTTGAACTTGACGGCGAAGATATTACCGCCGTTAATGCCGCCGCCGTATCTAATAAGTTACTTCAAATGGCAAACGGTTGTCTTTATACCGACGAGAAAGAAACGATACATTTACACAACGTCAAGATTGAAGCCCTGCAAGATATAGTAGACTGCAACCCCGGAAAATCCGTTCTTGTGTTCTACAGTTTCATATCGGACAAAGAACGGATTTTAGAATCTTTCCCGAACGCAAGAGTGCTGCAAGGTAAAAAGGATATGCAGGATTGGAACGCCGGGAAGATTGAAATGCTTATTGCACACCCTGCAAGTTGCAGTTACGGCTTAAATTTACAGTACGGCGGCAATATAGTTATTTGGTACGGGCTTACGTGGAGTCTTGAACAATACCTACAGGCTAATGCAAGACTTTACCGGCAAGGCCAAAAGGAAACGGTTGTCATCAATCATCTTGTCATGAAAGGAACGATTGACGAACAAGTGATGAAAGCCCTACAGCGTAAGGAAGTAGGGCAACGAGAACTTATTGAAGCACTAAAGGCGAATTTATTAGAAAGGTAAAGGTGACAGGAATGCAAGTGAATTTTGACGGGAAGGGTTTTATTGAGGTTTCTCCGCAAGAGGTTTCAGACCGGTTTTCTGACCTTTTAGAAAGCTATGAAGTTGACGGAGATAGCTATAGCGAGGCGGCTTTTAGTTTTAGTTTAGCCGCTTATGGGTCAGCGTGTATGACTTCAGTAGGTATATTACTTTCAAGCGTAAAGGTGTATAATCATATGCAAGACCAGATAGGCGTAATTCTTAGCAGCCTATATAGGGCTGTTCAGAATGATTTGGATTTGATGAGAGAAGTGGCCAAAGAGTACATCGAAGAGCCTACTCTTCACTTTAACGATATGATGAAGAAATTCAGTTAGGGGCGATAACGTTATGTTAAGCTATTCGATTTTTACACATCAGTGGGACATGTTGGGATACATTGTAATAGCTTTTGTGCTGTTGTTGGTAGTTATGTATCTCTTTGAAAGGTAATTTCG